CGATTGCAAATGATTTGTAGAAGGCTTTGAGTTTTGACCAGATACGGTCGTAGTCTTCTTTGAGTTCTGGTGGGCAGACTTCCCCTAGGTCTTTGCCTTCGCAGTAGATGTTGGCGTATTCAATCGGCAGGTCTTTTAAGAACGAAGCATACTTCCAAGTTTCGTTGCCTTCGTCTGGGAGGTCTTTGTAGATTTCTCCCTCTGAATATATGCCGACACACTTTTCTTTTTCATCTAACGCTTGGAATAACAATGCTGACCTTCTAGTAATATTGTTTTAGGTATTGATTAATATACTCTAAAGCAGAAGATTTGTCAACAGAATAATACAATTGAGTTATGTCTGACATCACTTTGTTCAATTTTTCATCCAAGACTGCCTTGCCCTGAGTTCTTTCTTTTATCCTCACTAGCAAGTAAGTTTTAAACCAGAAAAGATCATCATACTTCGAGGCGATATCACTATCGGTCATGACCTTTCTTCTTATTTTCCTAAGATGTGTTTTTCTCGAAGAACTGTTATCATAGTAATCACCAATGGTGGGAGACTTTGGCAGGCATAAATCTGGTTCATATGTGTACGGAAATGCGTTTGCATAGTCGTTATAAAACATTATGAGATGACTCTTCAACAACTGAATATCCTGTAGATACGTTTTTGTATAAAACTGGTTATATATATCGCTTGTTCCAAATCCCACGATAAACTTCTTTGCCTGCCCAAAGCTGTGTACGTGGGGTGGCAGCGGATCTCTGCCATAAACTGCCTTAATTACAATGTTTCCGTTGGATATTTCGTGCGTGTGGTCTGGAACCAGAGCAAAGTTTGCCAGATTTCCCGTTTGTTTCCTTGGTCCTGTCACCCCGGTACCGTCCTCACTCAACGTATAGTCGTGATAATGATTGAGCACTGCACCAGTGTAGCTGTCTTTTTCGATAGTAAAGAAATATTTCTGTATATATTCTTTCATTGCCGGTGAATTTAAATTAGCAACCAGTCTCCAAGGGGCGTTCTTATCAACCAAAAATCCAAACTTGGCAGCGGCTAATGTATATAAGTCAAAATTTATATTGTTAATATATTTATTAAATTTATTATAATCGTTAGAATGATCATCGAGGGATATCTCGACGCAAAGACCAGTAACATTTGGGCTAATCTTTTTAGTTTCCAAGATACCAGTCTTAGTCAGTGGATACTCCGACATCATCTCAGGGAAGTATACATTTAAAAATATTGCCAAAAAGCTATCAAAGTCTACGACTTTCCTATCTAGTTTACTATTTGGCAGAAAAGTATTGATAAACGACATATAATACTGATTTAATACTTTATCATAAAATTGGTTTATATCGAACCACCCTCTCTTGGCTTCAATATCTTGAGTTAAAAATTGATCCGGATAGAGCCCGTTAGCTTTTTCTGTCTTAATAAACTTAACAAAATCTTCAAATGCATCGGCAACAAAACTAAGCACAAATATAGTCTCTTCTTTTGTTCTTATCTGCTTAAAGTGCTTCAGGTCCGGAATGATTATGTTATTGTTTTCATCTATTCTACCGTATTTTTGATATTTGAGTGACCAGTAATCTATCGGCTCTGGGCTTTCTTGCAGTAGACCTGACTGCATAAAGTTGTCAGGGGTGTTAAACTGGTCATGAACGTTGCCAGCTTGCAATATTGTAGGCTTGTATTGAATTGGGTATTGGTATTGGTATTCTAGCCTTTGCTTGAATATTTCTTTCGCTCCCAAATTATTTCTGCCATAAACATTAATGTCTTCATAAACTTTTTTCGTCATGAGGTAAGCTCTCCCTACTTGCTAGATGGTGCAGATTGCCAGACGGCTCTCACTTGTGTGTTCCACCCAGCCTCACTAATAGTATTAGAAACGCCCAATACAAAATAATAGCCTCCGAGACCCATCACCCTGCTTAATGAGTTGCCGTTGGATGGATTTCCCAATCCTGCCACTGTGGGATTAACGTATAAGAAATATCCGGGCTTCAATAGTGCGTTGCCCACCATAGAGATATCTGCTTCAAAGTTTCTCCACAGTTCTACCTTTTTGTTGCCAGAGCGCAGGGCCCTCTCAGCCATCATCTCAGCTAACCCCGGCTTGTTGGATTTCCTAAAATTAATTTCTTTTATTAGACCCCTATCCGATCCAATATAGAAATGCTGTATTCCTCTGGCAGAGTCCGCTCCTACATCCCCATTCCACTGGACAATACTATTTGAGGAATTAGCATAGAATAAAAAATATGAATATCTTTGTGATGGAGGCTTACGCATCAATAGAGCATTGTTTCCAAGCTTTTTCGTCTTTATTAAATTAGGAAGATTGACTCTATTACTAGAAGCCGGTGTAGTTATGCTAGTTCCAAGAGAAACTGTACCGGCTTCTATTCGAGCTTCTTCATAGGCTAGCCCGTATCTTCCTTCGGATAGTGGCTCTAAGAAGTCTCCCCCAACATTTAATCCCGGTAACTCGAAAGTTGTTACCTTCAAATTTCTAGAATGCTTTTGCGGATTTCCAAAAGACATAACATTTATTGCCGGCATTGCCAATCTTTGTATGATATCCCTTATGAAACTATAGAGTGGGTACTCGGTTTTGTTTGGTTCTAGAATATTAGCTTTGAAAAATGAAACAAAAGTATCAATCGTAATTGGTATGTCTGCGATACTCAATGTTTTTGGCTTTCCAGATCCTGCTTGTGGCAGACTGAAATTTCCAATACAAGGAATAATGTGGTCGTCCCTAAGCCTATAATGCAGCTTATTCATCTTAATCGCTTGTTCGATGAGGTCTCCCAAGTAAAACCAATATATAATTTTCTTACCTCGATTATCTAGTTCAGCATCTGATATTCCCTCTAATGTGGAATTTCTGCCCAAGCCAATATAATCCTCTGGATTGAAAGCGTCGATAGCTTTTTCGAGCACTTTGCGGTCTGTAGGGCTTCCTCCCGTAGAATCCGCTATCTTTTGTGCTAATTGGTCGAAGGCGTCCTGTAAACCTATGGCGCTCGTATCGGGAGTCACAGACCCACCGCTTTGCACTTGCCTAATCAAATCATTTCTAGACGCTTCTCTACGTGTTTGAGCTTCAATGGCTAATTGTTGCGCTGTCAGTGCCCCCGTGGGGGCTGCTACTAATCTATCATATACATCGTCTAATGCGCTTTGAAATGCGGGACCAAACACTAGGAGATTCTGCATATCCATTTCGATGCGATATACCTTTCCCTTAAAGAACATATTATTCATTAGTTCTCCGTAGGTTTCTACTTTGTTTTTTGCCTGCAAATACAATATGTCCCCTTGCAAATCGTTAAACTTTGATATATCGCTCTGCTGGGTGGTTATAACAGTGTCGACTTGTGATTGCAAATCATCCCGTGCCTTTTTGGCATCGGCGGACAGTCGCCTCACACTTCTGGTTTTATAAGAGGTGGAAATGCCCCCCATCGGCCCACTCTTGGTAAAGCCGCCTGAGATCGAGGGGGCTGTTGTAGTTACGTAATTAAGACTATTATCTTCTATCTTCCTTATCTCTTCAGCTAATTCTGCTGCTTTCTCATCTAGCGCTTCGATATTTGCTTCTACATCTGCTAGTTTTCTCTTAATTTTTGCATCAACTTTAATTTCTGCTTCTTGGAAGATGTTATATTTAATTAAATTTTCCGTTACCGATTCAATTCTAGACCTGTATTGTAGAGATAATTGCAAAACTCCGTTTTGCTGAAAGGATATATCATAATCCTGCAAAAAGAGCATCATTGAAACGTTGTTATTTTTTAGCTGTTCTTTTAAATCCGGACTTATTCCCCTGCTTGGCACGTTGTAGCCAACATTTGCTTTAATCTCATAGTATGCGGAATCGAACCTTTCGGGGTCCAGCCTGTTGTTTCTAACAATTAGATCAGCAAATGTGAAGCCACCTTTTCTTTTTTTGACTAGAGACTCTCCGCTCGTCATTGTCAGGACGAGTACGCAATCCACAATCCTCGAAGCCCCAAATGGATCTTGATTTTTAAAATCAAAAGTAAAGGATTTTATTGCTACATCATCTCCCCTCTGACCTCTAGAGCTAATAATTTCCTCTATATTTTCCTTAGAACTATCAGGGAATTCAATGGGTATCTCTTTTGTCTTTTTTCTCGTGTTGCCATCAATAATCACTTTAAAAAGATCTATCTTGGGCACCAAGATGGATTTATCGAGAGTGCTCATATTGGTTAAACTTTTATAATTTTTAGCCCCAGTGCCAATTTTTGTCAAAATGGTGTCTGTGTCTTTCTCCTCTACACATATAAAAGATTGCCAGCCGTCAGGATTTAATGTGTTTCGTGAATTATCAGAAAAAATAAAGATATTATCTCTAATAAAGGTCTGCGAAGTGGCGTCCATCGTTGGGGCCACCTGATTGTCTTTTGTTAATTTATTGAGAATTTCGTTTATTTGATTCGCTGCTGACATAATTAGACCTCATAAACCTCAAGTATAGACTCCAAAGGCGTGGGTATCATAACAATGTCTCCAAAAGATAGTTGATCTTCTGTCGGCTTTTGATTGAATTGTGCTATTACCCACCAGTAGGTTGAGTCTCCGTAGTAGAGGTCAGCTAGCTTGTAATAGTGATCTCCGCGACTCCATATATGGTCAACCACAGTTAGACCGGAGATCTTCTTTCCGTCAGGATATTGCAAAACAGGGGTAGTATATTGTTCCACTTGTCTGACGCCCCTGTTTTTAAGAACCTCTCTATACAAATCTAAATTATTTATTATTCTTTGTCGCCCTTCATATCTGGAAGCCATATATAATTCTCCTTATTAATCATCGTTAGGGCCAAAGTAGGCTCCAAAGAGTCTTGACCAAGGGTTATCTGATTCCTCGGCACTCTTTAGGAGAGATTCATACCTAGCATATAACACATCACTGTATGCCTTATCAGGTCGTATGTCCCTCTGCCCAGCAGTTCCATCTTGGAAAGATTGCAGATATTCTTGACCATAATTAGTCTCGCTTGGGTTGCCCGGATTGTATGTTTGTCCGAAATTCCTATAAGGAAAGCTCTTTCCGCTCAAGCCATTTCCATTCTCATCGAATCCAAGTGTCTTGCTGTGTATGGGATTAAATGTACAAGTTAATCTAATAACCTTTGGCAAAATACCATCTGTTTCTTCGAAGACACCAAATTCTAAATCAGGCGTGTGCGTAAAACTGGATACTGTACCTGCTAGAATATTTTGCCCTGCGGGACTTCCCTGTTCTTGAACCAAGTTGATATACCTCAACCCAATGATTGGGGCTGCGGAAAAAGTTTTTTGATCGCCGTGGTCTGTATAGGAAGGATACAGTAACTGAATGAGGGTTTTAACGTCGTTTAAGTTTCTGGCAGCAGTTTCCATATTGTGGGCAACGAGCGTCCAACTCATAGATATTGTTCTCTGTGTATTTTGATAATATGGCAGTGGATCTGTTCGACCAAAAGCAGGATCTTGTTGAAAATTGCTGCTATATGCATCCGAAAAAGATTCCATAAAAGCAAAGAAATTGACACTGAAATCTAAATTCGCTATTCTGCTAAACTGTAGATAGTATCCCTTATTGATATAGGTAGAGACAGTATCGACCATACCCATTTTCACAGCCATCCGTGCATCCAACCCCGCTGTTACAGCATTGTCAACCTGAGACCATTTTTTATCATTATATTTAACCATTTAATAATGTCTCCTAGCCGCCCACGCTCGTGGATGGTACCCTTGCGTTTCCACTTGTTGAATAGTTGCGGTCTATATAGTTAACTGTTGCTTGGGCTATCTTGTTTCTGCCAGCGCTGTCCATATAAAGTTCTACTTTAATAGGCTTTTCGTGTCTCTTGGCAGAATGGAGCGCTCTTGTCATAGCTGTTTCAATTTGCTGCGGTGTTATCCCCGATGTTGTCGATGCGGTTCTTGGCGGTGGTGTCATAGCCGGCGCTGCTGTGGGGCTTTCAGAATCGAATGCACCCATTGACCTTGCTGCTAGAATACCTTGTATTCCTAGAGCACCTGCGGTGCCTATGCCCGGAACAAAACTAAGCCCAGCGGATATACCCTCCAGACCAGCACCCAAAAAATCTCCATCCATTAAATATTTGCCAGCCATGCCTAAGCTCACGGCAGCGCCTATGCCGGGAATTAACTTACTTCCTAGCTTGCCTGCTGTCGCAAGTCCCATTCTGCCGAGGTTTGTCCCCGCAGCCGCTGCCTTGGGAAGGACCTTGGATGCTTGCGCCGCAGCGGAGGGGGCTGGGGGCTTGGGGATGAAACGTCTTCTGGGTACGTTCCGGGGAGCCGTGGGTCCGCCCCTTCTTGAGCTTGGGGTCGGAGTGGGAACTTTTTTGCTAGCAAAAGGATTCTTGAAGTGCCGACCAGCCGCTGCTCCTAGACCCTTTGCGCCCTTTAGTTTACCTAAGCCCTTGCCTCCAAGCCTCAATAAATCAACCCCAAAAGAAGCAGCTAGCAACATTTCAAGCCCACCCATCCCTCCATCTGGATCAGAGGAACTCATCTTCACTGCTGATTCAGAGAAACTTTTCATTTTTTTTGCCGCTTCATCAACTGCCTTTGTCAAATTCTCAAAAACCAGTTTCTGATCTTTCAAAGAATCTGTGGCATTCGTGGACATTGTTTCTAGTTTTTTCTGCTCACCTGTAAATATAGTTGCTGCGTCTGCACCGTCACCGAGGATTGCTCTAACTTTACCAACCTCAAGATTAAAACCTTTGGCGAGTTTTCTTTGTGCGTGGAAACCAAAGTCATCAAACTCTTTGCCTGCGGCTTTCATCCCCTGTCTTATTAACTCTAATTGTGCGTCGGGGCCCTCTTCCATCGCCATTGTCAAATCAAATGCGTTGACGAAAGAGCCTCCAAGAACTGTTGATAAAGTAGCCACCAGATCAGCAGAGCCTTCGAAGGTACTTAGCTTATCGGACAAGGAAAATAGCGTACCTCCCATATCTTGAATGTTAATTCCTAACTTCTTTGCCATAACGGCTGTCTTTCCAAAGATTGCAGGCGCTCTCGCACCAAACTCAGCTAATCTTGGAGATAGGGCGGCAAAGGCTTGGTTCATTTCTTGAGGGGCAATGCCCATTGATGCCCCAACTTCTGTCATATCTCTAATCGCGGCACTCGCTTGAGGCAGTTCCATTCCAATTTCTGATACCAAGAAGTTAAAGTTTTCTCCTGTTGTCGCAGCCGATACGCCAAGATTCTGGAGCATCGATGTCATACCAATTACGTCTCTTTGTGAATCTTTATTGAGGGTACTAAACCTAGAGAAGTTTGTATAAAGACCCATCGCTGCGCCGCCTGCGTCAGCAAAGGAGACTCCCTGTGCTTTGAAAGCCCGAGATGAATTCTCAATTGTTTTAGTTAAATCTTCGTTAGCCCCTGTTGCTCCTAATACTTGTGCTCGTAATTGATTGAATCCGACCGTCACTTGAAGCTGATTGTTTAAGACCATGCCACCCACAGCGGCTAACCCAAATCTACCGCCAAGCGCTTTTGCAGCAACAGAGCCAAACTCTGCCATGCTCTTTTTGCCGCCCTTGATTGCCTTAGCTACATCCCTAAAGGTACTGCCTGAGTCTCTGGAGATACCGACCAAGTTGCCCATCGTATCGACAAGACCTTCGGCTGCTCTTCCGGCTGCCCTAATGCTTGCGATGGTTTTTTCGCGCTCTTTGTTCTCTGCTTCTATTGCCTTTAATTTCTTTTTTTGTCGTTCTATTTCCTTCTTGTCACCATTTTCAAGGGCTCTGTTTAAATCATCTAAATCTTTTTTTCTTTGTTGAGCTACCTCTGCTACTATCTGCCCTTTTCTTAACTCGGCATCAATGTCTTTCTTCATTGCAGCGAGGCTTCTCTCTCTTCGATCCTCATCTTCGTTAAGAATAATTGTTAATTCTCTAGAATACTGCTCTCTCCTAGCTAGCAAAGCTTGCTCTTGCTCTAGATTAGATACACTTTCGCCTGCCAAGCGAGCGCGAGTTTTCTCAAACTCAACTTGTTTGGCGAGAAGAGTGTTTAGTTTCTCATTAATGAGTATGTCTTGTTCATTTGCCATAATTTATTCTTTATTTGAAAGGCCACTTAATACCTGTGGATTTTTCAAAGTTAGCAACTGCCCTTTCTAGTTTATGCCTATTGCCTAGGGTTCTTGGGTCTGTAAGACCGTATTTCTCAAAAGCACTTAAATATCTTCTTTCATTTCCCAATGCTCTGGCGAAAGAGGATACCTGCTGTGATGTTCCCCTCACTCTACCTGAGATAGGGTTGCCGCCGAACATTTGACCTAGGATGTATTCTAGTTGAAAGCCCAATGCTCTCAAGTACCCCTCATCAATTGTCTCTGGGTTCAAGTTTATATCATATTTGACTAATTCATTGTCATTCAAGTTGGACATAGCAAAGATCCTCCGTTAATAAATAGTAAATGGTCCCAAAAAACAAAAACCAAAAAGCGTATTGCTTTCTGGTTCTTATCTACCTTTCTTCATAGATTTCTCTATTTCTTGTCTTTCGTTGTCGAATTGCTTTTGTAATCTTCTCAAAAACCATCTCCTTACTTGAATTGGTAAGTTATATGATTCGAAGAAGCTCCAGCCGCCATGGTGCTTGAGGTTGAAGAGTTCCTCGTAAACACTTTCGATATATTGATCACTTAGGCCAAAAAAAGTCAGAGGTAAACGGTACCTCCATTTCTTGCTCGTAATCGCATGAATAGCATTTAAATTGTTGTGCAAGGTCAACAGACGGCATTAGTTTAGCATAAGAGGATCGAACAAACCTAGCGTCCATAGCAGGCATATTCTCCACATAAGAATTGATATATGATTTATCAGGATTACCATCGATAGAGACCATATATGTCATCATAATGTCAGTTAAGCCAAGCTCTGATAATCCGTTCTTTTGTCTCATTTTGTTTGTTTTGCTTATCTTATCTTCGTCATGCCCAGTCGAAGGCTTTAATTCGATTGTGGTATTTGTTTTTGGAGTGTTGATCAGAAATGTACCATTAGCTGTCTGCTCGTATTCCAATCCTGAATTTTCTGGTGTCACAATAGTGGATGCCTCAATCAGATCGAAAGAGTGATCATTTATGTCACCACAAGAAGGGCAAGCGACTTTTGTCTCGTACTCTGACCCATAGCCCGTAATTCTTGTAGCAACAAGAACTGCGCTCTTATCTCCGCCTAAAAGTGAGGAAACTGCGATATTCTTATCGACAATAACACTCTCCAATAGCTTATCCAAAACAATACCTTTCTGCATATATGATTTATTAACCAAGATGTCCTCATCTCTAGCGGTCATATGCCTAATTTCTAATGTTTCTTTGTTATGGAGAGGGTGTGACTCTGGGTAGAATTTGCCCTTGGAAGGTAAATCGACAAGCTCAGTTGGTGCAACAAACTGCATTGGTGCTTGCTGTTGTTGATTTGAAACAACAGCACCTGCCGCATCGGATCCGTTATCACTAACGCCGAGTCGATCTAAATTGTTTCTGGTTGACATTTTTGCCTCGTTGGTTTTTAGTTATTATAGTGTAGATTTTAAACTTTGTTAAGTATTTTATACGGCATTATTCTTAAGAGAGTTATAGCCATCGCTAATAGTCTTCCCTTGAGTTGTCTTAACTGAGCCGGCTTGGATTGGAAGCTTCGCGCCGCCAAGTGGAATGCTGTTATAAAGAGCATAGTCATAGCGAAGTTCGATATCCATCGTAAGCATATCATCGGAAGCATATTCAAAGTCTCCCATGCCAACATTCTTAACCCAAGCATTCTTTAGGGTCCAGACTTCAACATCTTTTCCTTCAGCATTTTTTGCTTTGATCTTAACTTCTCCTAGAACCTCAACAGCTTTTTGCTTTGAGATGGATTCGTATGCCATTGGGCTTGGGACTTGATAACCACAGGCTCCAAGAATACCCATAAGATAGGCAGTAGCATCAGGATTAATTGGATCAACAGTTGTAAAGGAAACAGTCTGCCATTCAACTTTACCGGGATAGTAAAATTTGTGATTGAAGAACGTATGCTCTGACTCAGTTACATTAAAGCTAGGTCTATCGACTCTAGTAATTACCCAAGAGTCAATCCCAGCGAGATTGAGAATAAATCTATATTTTCTTTTTGGTTCGCTGGTGATGTTAGCCCAAAATTTAGATCCGAAGTTGTCTGCCATTGTTTAGGTTTCCTTTAAAAAGTGATTATTTAATCCCTGTTATCTATAAATAGTTTTGATATTATTTTTTAATCCTCAAAACCTGCACCAGAGTTTGTGATTACAAAATCAATAGCGAAGAACTCGACAGCCTTAGTTGGCTTTAAGAAGATCTTTGCGTAGATTGTATTTCTATCAATCAAGTCTGGCGTAGTTGTTGTCTCATCCAAGACGACTTTGAAATCATCCAACCCAAAGTTGTTCTTAATATTGTCCAAGAATGGAGCAACCTGACCTGTAAATCTAGACCAAGTTTGTTCAACATTCTGATCAAATAACAAGTTTGATGCAATTCTTGAGATTTCTTTCTTTACAAAGATCATCAACCTTCTAACGTTGATTCTATCCAACGCAGATGGGGTGATTTGTAGAGTCTTCTGTCCGAAGATTACAATGCCCTCGTTTGGAAATGATGCGATAGGGTTGAGGTTTCTTTCGTAGAGATAATCTCTTTCGGCAGAAGTTAGACGGCTTCTAACGTTGGTCACTGGGATACCAGCGGCACCCTCTGTCAAGCCCCCTCTATTGAAGCCTGCTGGAGCGAACCAAAGCGCTGCTTTGTTCTCAGCAAAAGACATAGCTCCGAATGCTGCAATTGAAGGAGGTGCCCAAAGTTGGCGACCCGTGATTGTGTCAGAAATTCTAACCCAAGGGTAATATGCCGCACCATAACTTGTGTTAAGATTTCTAGCATCCAAGTTATCTGCCACCTCTTTAACGTGGTGGGCGACTCCACCTAATCCAGCGCCGGTTGTAATTCTCTGCTGCTCGGACTGATTGTCCTCAGAAGCTGGTATGTACCCGCCGCGAGGGTCGATTATAGCCAAGGCATCTCCACGAGATTCACAAGTCTGAAGCATATGGGTTGTTAACCCTTCGTTTGTGATACCGGGAGCAGTCAAGATATTAGCTTCAACAAACTCTGGATCTGCGAACATATCAATTGCTTTCTTCGCAGAATAGAACATAGAGTACGTTGTTGGGGCTGCGGTAGCGTGTGTTAAAGCTCTAGTGGCATTGAAAGGCTCTTTTTCTGTAATATCAAACCCATCAAAACCACCGTACATTGGGGCTGTGAATCTGTCATATCCCTTATCAAGAACTGACTTATAAGAACCAGTTCTAGCCGAAATTGAATCACCTGTAGCTCTAGACCCTGAATCGTAATATACTTGAGGAATAGTTCCGCCTGTTGCCATTACCAAATCATCCAAGCTGAAGTACCAAGATGTCTTGGTTCCTTTGTCTGGATTTCCACTGAACTTATTTGCCACGGGTAGTGGGTAAAGGAGGTCGTATGTGCCTTCGTCGAAGGTTGAACCTCCCTCTGTTCTTGTGAACTGTGCTCCAAAGTAAGCTTCTGTCTCATCGGAAAGATCTCCAGCAGAAGCGCTCCTTCTAAGTGGTACTGTTGGAAATTTGACCGAGCCGGTGAATGGGAAGGAGAGGGGGAAGTCTCCAAGGGCGGGGTCAACGCCAAGTCGTACTTCATCAGCTAATGTCGCGGCATCAACGGTTTGAATGTGCAATGGAATGGAAAGACCTGCCTCTACACACGCCTTCAAGCCGTTAAGGGGAACAATACTCCCCGTACCGTAGTTGAGAGGGTTGCCCCCTGCGGAGGAGCCGGAAATCTGGAAGTCAGTGTATCCGATTGGTCCTTCGACACCGAATGGGAGAAGTTCCGGGTCTCCCTGTGCTTGGTCAATTGCATTTGCAACTTCGACGCGAACGATGCTTGAGCGATTTGTATAACTTCCGTATTCGATTAAGCGACGTGCGTTAGTATCCCACTCGTAATATCTATCACCGATTTGCTTGGAGATGTAATTCGCTGAGTTTGGATCTAAACTAAGATTAGTAAACCTCTCAACGTATTTTTTTGCATTGTCAACATCTTTAATATCACGGATTGCAATGGTGAAAGATCCGTAAGGGGTGTTATCATTTTTGCTGTATTTGATATCTTCAACAGAAATCTTGTAGTTTCTGTGAATTTCTTGACCAGATGTTAATCCGTGGAATTTAAACAATCTTGTGACTGTTGCAAGGTTCTCTGGATTGAATGGCGGATCGAGTGTGTTCCCAGCTAGTTCGTGGGTTCCTGCCGTGTTTCTCAAATCCTGCGAGAAAAACCAACCAGACTGCGCTGCTTGTGTAGCAAATTTGAAATTGTTACCATCAGTAACATCCATTCCGGATCTTCCCAACCTAAGTATAACCCCATATGAATTGGAGCCTGTGATGGTATCAGCTACCGCTCTTTCATAAGTTTGACCTAGGAAGAAATTCTTCTTTTTAGCCGAGGTGGTATCAACAAGGGCAGCATTTGTCAAAGTTGGATTAGTGTTGAGAACCTTTCTGATGTAATTAGAATCAGTTCTGGAAAAGCTAATTGTCGATTCTTCCGTTAGGGTTCCGACTCCATCTGCCATATCATATGCGCCGATGGTGTAAGTGTACTTGCCAACCGAATTGATCATAGCACTAGATCCCGTTGTGGATCCCATGTTTTCACTATCAAATTCTTTCGTCGGATCAAATCCACGAATTGTACCTGATAGTGTGAGAACCGAGCCGGTTGTGTATAAAATTGCTGCCAATGTACCCTGTGTCTGCTTTTCGTCACCTCCGAGTTTAGCCATTCCAGATCCAGAGTTAAACAAAAACAAGCCAAAAGCTCCGCCACCCATTGAATCCTCGGCTAGGGCAGGCGTATTAGGTCCGGGGTATGCTAAATTCCAACCGGCTTGTGCAGTCTGTGTCCCAGCGTTGTCTGGATGCTGGTCGCCAAGTAGTCTGATGAATGTCAAAGGAGTGCTATTCTTAAGCCATGCTTGAGCGGCGTAGGCAGCAAATGTCGGTGCCGTAGGTATTCCTCCACGCCAAAGGTCGCTTTTCTCTTCGCCTCCTACTGGATCTCCAAAGATTGTTACGAACTCTGAGAAGGAATCAACTCTAACAGGCTGGAAAGCGGGTCCTCTTCTAGTACGCCCAATAACCAATGGTCCAATTGCCACTGGTGACTTGGGGACTTGGGAGTTGTCGATCTCTTCGATGAACACTCCGGGGGAAACAAATTTGAAATCTTTTGCCGACATTATAGCTATCTCCTTTTACCCGTCTATTTTTAAGACGATATTATTTCTTTAGTAAATAGTGTTTTGTTTTTAGAAAGTCCAAAATTATTCTCTATACTTGCCGTCCACTCCGACATTTTGTTTGCTATCATTACCGGGACCTGTTGTTGGGAGAGGATCATCCCACACAACATGCTCCCTAGGTATTCTAACTTGCACGGCATTTTCTCTAATAGAGAACTTTGGCGTTTCTTGGTTTATACCTTCACCCACAAGGTAACCAAGGACCTTAATATCTACAGAGGTTTCAAACCTCCTTTCCTCGTTTTCCATTGATGTAATATTGTTGTTTAGGGCGAAGTCTCCTTGAACAAATGCTTCATACCTGTGCCCATCCCTGTCAATCAAGAAACTATTAATTGTTCCCGGTCTAGTGATGAAGGGCTGGAGCAGATCGTTCATCTGTTGTTGGTATTCTGTTCTGAGTAATATCTTGTATGTGATCTCAGCATATACAATAGGCGGAATAGAGACTGTTTCATACACAACTTTTTTTGTTGACTTGCGAACAAACTTGGGCGCTACTCTATTGTTGTATCTCCTGTTCGCATCGGCATTGGCAAAATTAGAAGTCTTGTCTTGTTTTATTCTCCTTGCAATAACAAGAGAGCCGCCTTTTTCTGGTTGAGATTGAAAAGGAAACATATCTCCATAGTAAGCGCCCCTTGTTGTTAAGTCTTTTACAACTGATGCTCTCTCGATGGTAATCGCCGGCAATACAATCAATCCCTCACCGTCTCTATATTCCTTATCGTTCTTGACCTGATATGCTCTTTCGGCTGATGCCCATATAACTGGTACTTTTGCGACTCCTTTGTTGGTGGTTGTCTTCAATGACAACTTGTCATTAACAAAATCGTGTATAGCATAGTCGATGGTTTCCAGAGTGGACGGAGAGAAGTTTAGATCTTGCAACCTTTCCTGATCCTCTTGGGGAATACCTGTGTAATTTTTATTTTCTTTCCCACCTGTATAAGCAGACATTTTAAATTCTCCTAGAGGGCATCAAAGGTGCCCTTTCTTGCTCTTTTACATGTAGCAGAGATCTCATATTTATAATCCACTTGACCAAAAAGTTCTTTTGGCTCATTTAACGTAACGATTTCGTAGTGAAATTTGCCGTATAAAACAAAGTCGCCTTCTCTAACAAAAAGGTTTTGGTCTTCTGTTAGTCTTCTCTTGTGAAAATAAATATTAATTGAAGATCTCTTGTCCACACCGAGAGAAGAATTGGTTGTATCTTGACCTTCCCACCCAATCAAAGCATAGACTCTCACAGGAGACAGGAAAGTTTTTTCTATAGCCTCTCCGTAAAGAGGGTGAAAGTTAGTTTTTTCTAGACTTATAGGATAATAAAGGACAGTTTGACCAATGACCCGCTCTATGACTTCATCATTGATCTGCTTGACTAAATTGCGCTCTTTCTCCCCAGTAAATAAGGGAGCAGGAGGATTAGTTGGTTGTGTCCATTTATTATCTGCCATTTATACTATCCTACAAATACTGAAGGTGGAATATTCATTAATACTTTTTGTGTTGAATCGGTTACATTACCATCCTTCTCGGCTAGTTTTTCGTATGTCAACTCGTCTAGGACAGTTTTTAATTCCTCTCTTAGGAGATTTTGCTGTTCTTTAGCTTCAGACACAAGCGCTGGACCGTTTAATGTTACGGATTCTCCCGGAATTGGTATTGTTGCGAACTTGCTTCTAATTAACCCAAGCATTTCTTTAGAGAGAGCCAAGGCAAATCTTCTAATCCATTGCTTACCAATCGAGTTGATCTTATCATAGGGTATGTTCTCGAATGGAAGTGTGTTCATATTGTTGATGCCAGTCGCGCCATCTTCTTTGCCAGCTTCCTCTTCCCAAGGGTCTGTTCTAACGGAGAAGTCAACCCACATCTTTGTTGGGGATGATGCCACCGGGGTTGGGAATAACCTCAAATTATTGTCTTTTATCTCATATGAGTAGTGAGAAGCTCTAGTATAGATTGCATCCTCAAAAGCCATAGCCTGTGCCTTGTTCTGCCACACTGGAATAACTTCAAAGGTTGAGTCGTCCGAGTATTGTCCGTAATAAGACAAGTTGCCTACTGTATTTAAGCCACCGTAATACCCGTAAAATCTCCACATAGCGTGAGGCGTCTTATAATAAACTTTTCTAACGGTGATTCTTTTATCTCCGTTATCTCCAAGCTTTCCGTAGAATGGGCTAGCAGTGTCTGTTGTAGCTGTGGTCTTAATAATTGACTGTAAGTCGTAGTCCTGTACTTTTTGTGCTGTGTCGAAAGAAGCAGAATAAATAGGAGTAGCTCCGCCAAGACCAGACTCAGTTGAAACAGCATCGCCCACCCTGCCAGCGTATTGGAAGCTGAACTTTGGGTAAGTCAAAGCCGTGTTTGATCCGCTTATTGCTTCGCCACTATCCAATTCTCCATCTGAATCGAAAGATCCTGTGCTTGCTCCGAGAACACTTCCCAAAACGTTTTTTGCTTGGTGTATGTTGACAAGGTAAGAGTATTCTAAACAAGCTTCCTCGTAGGCAGCATAAACTTGGTATTCTGTAATTTCAATATCTAGAACATCGCCACCAAGTTTCTTATAAACGTATGTTACTTGGTCGGCAGCCCCTTGCTTGAATGCCGATAGGGCAGATCCAGATCTAGCACTAGTGATATATACCCCATATGGAAGGGGGTTATCAGTTGCATTTACATTATCAACGGTACCAGTTACAGGTAATCTGGAAACGCTAGTTGTGCTTGATGGTGTTAAAGTTGGGTAAGCCATTCATTAAATCTCCTAGACACAAGTGTATCATAGTAATTAGTTGTAGGGAGAGGTTAAAGCCGTATAGAAATAAAAAAGCCCCGCCAAATTAATGACGGGGCTCTTTGTTTGTCTAGATCCTATTGGGATTAGCCATTAAGGTCGCGACAGATAACAAGACCATACATATCTGGTCTAACCATCTCTTTGGCGTAGCGTGTCATGACACCCTTACGAGGTACAAAGTCCTCAGTACCAAAGATAGTTGGAGTTACTTGGAGTGGGACATATGGAGCATATACATATCCGCTTTCGAGGAATGATCCACCTTTACGTCCAACAAGAATAACGTTACGTGGGAAGTAAGGATCCACATATACGTCAAACTTCTTGCTCAAAGATCCAACATTGACTGCTCCAACAGAACCGTTACCATAATCGTTTCCAATGCTAGCACGGAAGCCAGCAGTGAACTCAAGAATGTTAGCAACCTCTGGTCCACAAACAACGAAGTTTGCGCCACCGCGAAGTGTCTTTCTGTGGATTTGAGCAGAAACATCGTTGATAGTTTCAGCTAAAGTCTCGTACCATTCGGAAACAGTACCAGTGAAGTCAGCACCCATCAAGGATTCGTTGTCCAAGTTTCCACCGATTTGCTCACCATTGTCGCGAGCAAGGAATCTACCCGGACGACGTGACCAGTATTGAGTTCCAGCAGTAGCACCTTTGATAAGGTCCTCAAGAATCTCACGGTCAATCTCAAGAGCAATTTGCTCAGAAAGAATGCTTGTAAGCTCAACTTCTGCATCAAGGTTGTGATAAGCACTAAGGTCTTGTCCAAGTTCTGGAGTCCACTTAGCCTTAAGCTTCTTGGTCTTGGCAGTAACTGCAACGGAATCGACTTTGATGTCAATCTCTGGGATTTGTGCTTGTGCTTCAAGTTCCCAAGTTGGATCACCAACAACAGAACCAATAGCTCCGCCTTCTACGAAATCGTCAGTGATTGGGAATTCCCAAGGATAGTGCTCTCTACCGTGAGTCTGGTCACCGTTCGGAGCAAGAGTGTCGCCAATAGCTAATGCAAGGTCATCAACCTCAAGGTTCGAAGCAGCTTCGAAAACGAACTTGACAATATGGTTGGTAGAAGTCGGATCATTACCCGAAGAACCACTATGAAGCTCGGTAAGTCTTCTAATCAATCTAGCACCCTTAATTGTTCCATCAGCATCGTATGGAAGGAAGCCTTTTCCTCTCTGTACACCTAGACCAGCGTCCCGAAAAGAACCAGACAAGGTGATAGCAACAAGATTGTTGACATCAAGCTGTGAAAATACCGAGGATCCACTAAATGCTGCAACAACAATACCAGAACCAGAAAGGTCCGGATCGTATCTAATTGCTTTATCGAGTGCTTCGTCTCCTGCTGAACCTGTACCAGTGATGGTTAGTGCGGCGGCGGCTGGGGCTGTCACTAATGCTGCGGAAGCAGTAGGTGAAGAGTACCCATTGTTCAAGTTGTATGGTCCAGCAGAAGCATTGTCTCCAGTAAGGCTAACGCCGTCTTGAAGTCCCTTAGCAACTACTCCACCACCGTAGAGTGAAGATCCTGTGACATATCCGAGTCTACCGGCTGCAACTGCTCCGTTGGATTCAGCAGAAACTGTGAAGTCAAGGAAGAAGATGAGTCCCGATGGGAGGCTCATTGGCTGAACGCTTACAAGATCGTTAGCGATCAAGTTGCCGAATACACGGCGAACGATTGGAAATGCAACTGCTGCAAAACCTTCAACGTCTCCACCAGACATAGTGGTGGATTCACGCAACAACTCTTTAGCTTGGTTTTCAAGCAAACGAGCCATAGCGTCTTTTGTTTGGTCACTGTTAAGTCCCTCAAGAAGTCCGGTGTTTTCCCACTTGTTAAGTAGAGCGGCACCTTCTTTCTGGAGATCACGATTAACAATACCTTCTGTTAATTTATCTAAAACTGACATATTATTGTCTCCTTATAAAGTTAGTTTAAACCTGCTAATCTTTGCATTCTATCAATGCGTGGATCAGTTGGTTGTTTAGCCTCTTTAGTTTGTGGTAACAAAGTAGATTTCCTACTAACCGCCTCGCTAAGTGTTTTCGGGGACTCTTTTTTAGTTCCGCTCACCGTGCTTTGAAGGGTTTCAAAGATTACCTTAGCTTCCTCTACAGACTTAGCATTTGAAATAGCTTCGACAAGTTTTGATTTTTGTCGCCCATTCAACGAGTCGCTAGACAATGCTTCGTTTGTATAAAGTAGCTTTGCGTTTTGAACAGAGGTTTCGTTCAAAGCGTCTTTTAACTTGAGAACTACGTTCTCAATGTGTTTGGTGTTAGACTGGAGTGTCTGGAGTTTCTCTTGAAGGTCTTTCTTTTCTGTTTCAAGAGTCTCGACAGATTCTCTAAGTTTTCCGATTTCAGCAGGGATTACATCTTCTCCCTCTGCCTCTTCGTCGATATGTGCATCAAGAGCTTTTGCTTCTTCGTAAGCCTCTTGCTTCTGGGAATCAGGCATTCCTAGGTTTCCAGATTTTACCGGATGAAAATCAAGGGTGAGCTTTTCTGCAAGCTCTTCCATTTGTTCTTCGTCTAAATTAATTTCTTCGTCTTCAAATAAGTTAGTCAAGTCGATTTCGTCGTTCTCTTGGAGAGCTTCTTCTTCGGTTGCTTCCGCACCAACGATCTCATCTTCGGCAAATTCGTGGCGATCAGTCATCTCTTCCGCGCTGGCTTCTTCTTCTTGAGCCAACTCTTGATCGATCATTTGCTCAAGCTCTTGGAAGTCAAGCTCAACTACCTCGCTTTCGGGAGTAGTAACGCTAGAAACGTCTGATGCTCCCATAGGAATGTTTCCCACAACGCCTTCTTCCTCAGAAATAATTTCTTCCTGATTGAGCATAGTATCAACTGCTTCTCTAATTTCTTGTGAGTATTTCTCTACAATAGAGGATTCTGCGCTTTTAATTGCAGCCTCTTTGAGTGCCTTAGCATCGACAATCGCTTGCTCTAACATTGATGACATTGTGTAATCTCCTAGTATTTGGTCGCAAATAGACGTTTTGCGTCGTAGTAAATAGTTCTTTAAAAACGAAAAATACAAAAAAATAACAACTTAGTTTATGAAATCACCAAGTTACCATCGTTATCCCAAGAAAGATTAGCTTTGCCTTGTAGGAAACTCTCTATAGACATTAGATAAAAGTCCATCTCGTTGGGCTGTATCTTCTTTATTTTCAGTTGATTGTAGCACCATTGAATAACGGTGTTAATGATAAAAGCTTTTGGGGCGAACACTACATTACCTTCGATACGATAACTGGGATCGTTCTCTTCTAAGTATCGAATGATGTCTGCCCTGCTTGTGATTTGCATAATAAGAAAGGTGAGGGCAGAGACCCGTAGATCCCTG